AAAAAATTTTAGATGATTTTGCCAAAAAATTTTAACAAAAAAAATAAGGGATTCTATCTACATTAAGATAGAATCCCTTTTAATTATTTTTATTAAGCCGCTTTGTTCTGATTGACGCTGGCTTCGATTTTCTGAGTGATGTAAGTCTGCAAATCGCCCACCACTTCAGGCAAATACTTCTGAGCTTCTTCGCTCAGGGTAGCAATGACCGCTTGATAAGTCTTTTCAAAGGCAGCCTTTTGCGCATCTACAGTAAAGGCATTTTCTTTCTTGAGAGCCTCAACATAAGTCTGATTTGTTGCAATAACGCAATTAGCTATTGTGTCATTTAGCAAATCTAAATACTTCTTAGCTAATTCATTATCAGTCTTATTCTTTAATTCATCCTTTTTCGTACTAATATATATTACTAAACTACGAGTAATAATAGCAAGGAGAGGAATAATACAAAGCTCAAAAATTTGCTATAAAATATTTAACCAGTCCATAAAATTACATATCTCCTTTGTATTTATTTTTAAATAGCCGTTAATTTCCAGCTGTTATTAGTATATGTATCCATGGGTTTTTGATCATGGCAGTATCTAATATCATGAGCGCTTTGATAAAATCAAATGAGTATAATTTATTGTTTTATTGTCCATTTACAATACATCAATGAGCTTCCACTCTTAATGAATGGAATTCCATATAAGAACTTAGACCCATTATAGATTCTTACTGGAATTATTTGATGCGTAGAAACTGTTTTTTTGCTTTCCGAAGTCCCAACTCTAACTTGGCATTTGTTAGTATATGCACTTCCTCCCGTGGAATCCCATACAAGACAATAAATAATTGATCCGTCATAATCACTATTAGATAATGTTCCTCTAAATGTTCTTGATGTACTTACAACGGAGTCATCTTTATACCATCTGTAATTGTATCCTGTCCCTCCAGAAGGTGTTGTGGAAAACGAGAAACTATCACCATCATATCCGGTTAAAAGACTGGGTATTGCAGTTGTTTTTATGGTATTTACAGGCCTACTATATTCAGGTATAGATAGGTTTGAACAACTTACTGTACTCATTGTGCCCGCATTGCCATACGTATTAACAACTGAAAATGATGCTCGCAACGAGGTTTCAGTTGAACTTAATCCACTAATCGTTCCTGATGCCGAAGCAGTATGATTAGCTGTGCCTGTCCAAGACTCACTTGAAGCTTTCATCGTAATTTGTATATCAGTTCCAGCGATAGTGAGTGTTCCTATAAGTGTGTGTGCAAGTCCTAAAAAGCTCTGTGAAGATTTCAAATGTGTTGTTACTGTAATATTAACAGAAATAGAGGAAGAAGTTCTTCCAAAAGGCTCAACTTCTACTGTATATATACAATAAGGCGATCCTGCTGTTGATTGTTGTCCACTTAATATTGTTTGGTAAGCCATTTAATCACCCCGTTACGCCGTTCTCTTCCAAATATAAACTGATAAGTATGGAGGCATATTATTATGTGCCGCACCGCCGCCAGTAAACGCTGTTTTACACATTTCCGCACACCAAGTCATGTTAGTAGCAGAACCTTCTGGATAACAGATATTCGCATTACCATACGGGCCACCAGAATTTGGATAATAAATGGTATGTCCGTGGTCAGGCATTTCATTAATCGTTAATTTGTGTGTAATCTCACCGCCAGTAGAGCCAGCGGGATAACTACTATCCATGCCAAATAGAAATTTCCCTTGAATTTGCTCCCAAGTACCGCCGAACAGATTTTTAGGATTAGTACTGTTTACCGACATGTAAATAGAACCAACCGGATATACATTATCAAGAATATAATTAGACCCTAATGTTTGGAAAAATAATTGGTTGCTTTGCATACTTGATGGTAAACTTGAACCAAAATCTGTTCCGGATGTTAACTTAATACCCTTTGTAGTAATTGTACCGGTCATTGTACCTCCGGTAGTTGGCAAATAACCATTTGCTCCAATATCAGATTTTATCTCTGCGGGCGTTCGATAGTACACCCAGCCAGAATCATCCAATACAGCCACTTTTCCAGGTGTGCGACCAAGATCAGTTGCTGCTGTCGTTTGTAGCCATGTACCAGTGAAATACTTGCCAGTTAAGTTGCCGGTCAACGTTCCGCCAGTTTTATCAAGCTTGCCGTCCAACGCGGTCTTGTCGGCCTTTGCATCTAACGCGGTATTGTCCGCCTTTTTATCAAGTTCTGTTTTTATAACCTTGTTCTACACTGGATTTGTAGATGAATCGGATAGTGTAGTATCAACAATTGTCTTATTCGCATCCTTTGCGATTCCATTCAATTTTGTTTTGTCCGCAGCGGACATTAATCCATTTGTATTTATTGTAGCAACAGCCGTGCCTGCCTTTTTATCAAGTTCCGTTTTTATTACCTTGTTCTGAACAGGATTTGTAGACGTTGAAGATATCGAAGTATCAACCTTAATCTCTGTCGCGCCCTTAGCGATTCCATTAAGTTTAATCTTGTCTGCGGCGGACATTAAACCACTCGCACTTTCTGTTGCATCAATAGCAGATACATTAGAAGTACCATCGTAAGTTACATTACCAATTTTCAAACTAAAAGTAGGAGTATCAGTAATTATAAACAACTCGTTATCAGCGGCTTTTCCCATGACATTTGTTTTAAAATCTGATGTATTTGCTATATTATAAGGGACTTTATGTATCGTTAGACCCTCTAAATATTTTACTGCCTTCGCCACTAAGAATTACCTCCTTTACATAAACTTATGAGCTTGATTAGAAATGCCTAAAAGGCTTAGTCTATATCATTTGCTCCCATTAACTCCATGTTACTACCTTTACGGGATAACGATCCGCATATGCGGCCGCCGCAATCGCTCGCTCGTCATTAGAAATATCAACATAAAAATAAAATCTTTTATTTGGCTCGGCAATAGGCTCATGTATTTCTTTGTTTTGTCCAAGTACATAGCAATAACCTTCTTCGCAACCAATTTTATTCAAGGCCGCTACATCAGTACCTTTTGCTATTTTAAATAAAGCCATTTATTTCGCCTCCTATATACAAATATTATATAACAAAAAATAGGGAAAGTCAAGCCCAATTTGGCAAGACTTTCCCTTAATCTATAATTAACTACAGTTATTCCTATAGTAAAAAAAATAATAATTGAAATTAAGACGATATCTTACCTTTTCTTAACTTTCATATATATATAAAAATTAAAGATATCGTCTTAAATTCTTCCGTCCAAAAATTAGAACATATCCTCCCAATTCAGACTATATCCAGTTTCAACTTGGGAAATTAGCGCTCCTAATTTCTATACTAAAGTAGCCAATTCTGTATTTTCAACATATTCACTACCTATAGCTTCATTAACACCATATAAAATCTAAGATGTTGAAGGACGGGTGTTTAACTGATATAGTACCGTTTCATTTGCATTATCTAATTGATAGAACATTAAAGCATATTTAACTTTACCAGCAACCTATGAAACAGTACCGCTAATAGGCCAATAAAATAAAAGCTCATTTTCTTTTGCAAGACTTTTATTATCATAACCGCTTACAGGATAAATACCGCCTTTTCCAGCGGCATTTTCATATAACACCAAACAATTTGTCAATCCCAGATCTGTAGCGCCAAAATAGCGGGGGATTTTAAAATAAATATTTTCCGCTCGATGATCTTTTTCAACGCTTAACCATTGTGGAGTCTCGATTAAGCGAGATTCTAAATCTACTGTATAAATGGGCGGATCTTGTTCCTCCCCCTCAGCAACAACTACTTTACGGATAGCGCCGTCCTGATTATAAATTTGTAATTCCTAATTAGTAAAATGTCCTTGGGACTAATACTCCGTAGAAATTTTATTTAAAGCAGTATATAAGGCTTTATCTTCCATGATGCAAGCCTCCTTTACTTATTAACCCGAAGTCCCTGCGGGAGCAATATTTAAATATCCAATTTTTTCAAAACTACATTTTTCTTCGGCAACACTTTCAAGCCCTTCTTGAGATTTAGATACTTTAACTATAGGATAATAAAAACCAAGAGCGACTTCACTGGGATTAAAGCTAATGTTAAATACACCATTTTCATCAGGTTCACTTATACTAGTATTAAGAAACTTTACAGTAGCATCTTGCGCTTGGCTTTCTTCTTTTCGCCATTCAACATCATATTTTTCGAATTTGCCATTGGCCTTTACAGTAATTGTACAAGAAGTGGCGGTTTTAGGAACAAGAAAATTCTGATTCTTTTGAGAATCGTCTATACTGATGCCGTCAATTCTAATAAACTTAACTGGTTGCGGTTTTTTATAACCGTGGCAAGAACCCAATAGTTTAGGCTCAGAAACCGCGCCATTACGAGTTCGGGTAACAGAAGCTGTATATATACCTTCAATATCTAAAAGACTACAAGTATTTCCAGTTATTGCAATATCCCTACTATTGCCGTCATCACCTTTAAAATTCCAGGTATATATATCCCTATCTTTCGCCGTGGCGCCAGTTACGCCCACAGTAAGCGAACCACCATCATCAATTTTTACTTTTTCTGGGAGCATTATAGAATCATCACCAAAAGCTGTGGGGCCGGGCACTACGACGCTGCCAATGATGCAATCTTCATCAGTCCATCCTTCAGGAATATTATGGGCATCATCGCTGGAGCGTGAGAAACCATACATATCATTTCGTGCGACACAACGGTATGTACCGGTTATATCACTCATAGCTTCGCCATCTTTATTACTGGGTAAAATGTATCCAGAATAACTCTCATAATAAGGACCACCCGTTGCAAAAGTTTCCTCAGATACATCTGCTAGACGATAACCCGAAGCTTCGTCGGTGCCCTTTTTCTCATAGATAAGGACGTTTTCTTTAAAAGCTGTCAGCTATTTATACACTTTAAACACTTTTTCGGCGGCTATAGGAGTTTTATCTTTAAACCAAGAATAAATTACAGAGCCAGGAGCAATTGCCTGAACCTTTAACACATCGCCCGCATCTGCATTACATAGATCGTTCGGCCCCACTCCTTCTTTATATCTAAATAGGAATACCGGAGACACTACTTTATCTTTACTATAATCAGCGGCCGGAGAATTAATCATACGGCGTAACACTTCTCCTTCAACATCGGCATCAAGTTTTCCTTGGATATTATCAATTTCAGCCTTAGAAATAGCAAAATCGAGGCTGGGATTAATGACTAACTAACCAATTAAAGTACCAAAGCTGCGTTTATATGAATTGCCATCTAGCTCAAATAAACGAACTGAGAATTTTATAGTACCGGCCTTCGAGGTAACATCCTATGTGATAGGCCAGCCAATAGTAACTTTAGAACTTTTTTCATCGGCGTATTTAATCCACGCTTTAGTAAAATGCTTTTGCTAATTTGCATCAATAAATTCTACAACCGCAGTAATACTAGGAGAACCAAAATCAATATTTTCAAAATATCTATCTATTTCAAAATAAATATATTCAGCATAGTGGTCACCTTGGACACCTACGCCATTTTTAGTAAAGGCTTGCGGAACTGTAATCTTACGGCTATTGCCGTCAATGAAGAATTTTTCTTCATCTAAGGGCAGTATAATAAGACTTGGGTCTTTTAGTGATATCTCATGAAGATGCTAAAAATACCCATCAAGTGTAGAAATAGCCTGCGTTATTACCGTGCCTTGTTCATTTTTTTTAGGTAAGTCTAAAATTTTATTGACTTTTTCAAACAAAGCCTAATACCTAGTAGTATTTTCAGGAGTAATCTTTGTTATCATATTGCCTTTTCATTCCTTTCATTTAGGATTTTGGGCGATAAAAATTTTTTTATCGCCCAATTAATATATAAAATTAAATAACTACTTTAATCTTTCTTGTCCTTACAGATCAATTTCATACCAGCTATCTACAGCACTCTCTGGTACGGTAATACTTCGAACTGTAGAATTGCCATCTTTTGTAAGAATTTTTCCATCTTCAGCTATTAGCTAAACTAAACGGGCTGAATAAGCTCCTTCTACACATATAGGAGAAATTAAAATTCCATTATTACCTACATATTGATACATATATTGTTTACGCACCTTTTATTTCCCCCTTTTATGACTATACAAATTGTACCCGTACTTTTGATTCATCGCCGCCATTGAAAATACGATATTCATCACCAAAGAATGTCCTTGGAGGCAGAGTCACGGTAGTATTCTCATCTATTGTAATTTCCACTGGGGCATTATTATTCCAAGAAGCAAGGATCGTAGCATCATCGACATATACGTAGTAATGCCCGAAAAATTCTCCAGAATTCTAGTTAAATGGTGAGCAAAGCTTTTTATCTGTACCATTACCGTAGCCATCTTTATACCCCGTGTTATTCCCCCAAAATAGCTTAATTGAATTAGCTATGTCTAAGTGAGTACCCTTTCCTTGTTCGCCAATCTAAAAGCTACAAGTTTCGTTGTTATCACCTTTAAAGAAACTACAACTAAGATAACCAGCATATTTTAATGTATACGGTATAATAAATACGCTATTGGATTTTACATAGAAAGCATTATTAAATCCAAGGTTATCTACAGCTAAGATATTTGGTGGTAGAGTTGTATTTTCTAGTTTTGCCCCTTGGAAAGCCGAAGCACCGACAACTTTTAAATTTGTAGCATGATTGAAATCAAACCACTATAAAGTCGTCCAACGATCTGATACCGCAGAAGACCCTTGCCCCACAGCAACTAATGGATGATCTTCACCCTCTAAGAAGAAATGAGTAATTTTTGTCTTATGCATATTTCTAATCATAATAACAGGCTTTCCATTGTATATAGCGGGCAAAGTAACCTTACCCGTCAAAGTTTTTCCATTAGCAGGATAAGCTTCATAACCAGCGTAATACTTGCCTTCTAACTCTGGATATTCCGAGAAGGTTAAACTGCCATTATAAGTAAATTCAAACAAATCGGTATCTGGCTTATCATAAACACTTTCTTCTAAGAAACAAGCATAAAATACTCTATCTTCTTTTTCTGAGCGTATTTTAGTCAAATCTAATAAATAACGTGCGGCGGCCGCCTCGGTGGCAGGGTAGCAGTTAGCTTTATCTTTCACCCACCCGAGGAATCTATGACGCATCGTCAAAGCTAAGCTACTCTCCATCGGAGACAATGGAGTAATGTCAGGGGCAGAGAGATAATTTCCAGCCTTTACTGTAATAGCAGCTACCTCAGTTGTGCTATTATTCCCATTATTATAAGTACAGAACTTAATATTATAAGTATGGACTTTGAAAATAGCGTAGAAAGTATAATCAAACTCCTCTTTATTCAGGATAGTAGCTTTTGCTGCATTCCACTCTACGTTAGTCATGCTGTAGAATCCATATTCATCGGCCGTACCTAGCATATTTTCAGCGGCTCCGTCTGCGGACAAACACCAGCCGACAAAATCGTAATCGAGTTTCTTTGGCCTATATTCATTATATGGATTCTTAAACCATTCAGTATCAATATCCCCTGGAGCAATTTTCTGCGCACCCAATTGCTTATAAGTGCCGTCATCTTCAACTTGTTTAAAAATACCTGAATACGCTTTATTAACTTTGGCAAAATAAAACTCCATATTAGGATAAGCCTCTAATAGATTATTTCTTACATATCCTTCATCCACTTCTACGGCATTATTAATATAAACAATGCCCTGCAAATCAATTACTTGATAGGTAGATTCATGAAGTTTCTCAAAGAAATCAGTTAAATTAGTGATTAAATTTTCCGCATTATATTCTGCTAAATAATCCGCATCATATTTATATATTTCTTTATTCTTGATGCCTAATTTCCACGCATTTTCATCTACATAAGAATAAGGAGCAAATCCATAATGACCATCAGGAACAAAGTAATGCGAGGCATCCGCTTCTATGTACTCAGATCCCTCGTCTAAAAGCTGATATGGACACCAATTAATACCTCGTAAAGTAACCTTAGCAGCCGTATTTAAATCAATAATTTGTTTGGCTAATCTATAACTATCGTAGCCCAAAGCCACATTATCAAGAGACAGAGTGTCGATTTGGGTTGTTGGAGAATCACCAAATAGGGATTCTATGTATAAACCCTCGGCGCAAATATATTCCCCAGTTTTCTCGCCCTTAGTGACAGGGTATGTAGTAGTTAATAATTTTTTCAAATTCTTTGCTTCCACAAGATTTAAAGCTTTTATACTATGAGGTAAATATAAAGTGTGTAAAGCCACACCTTCGGCAAATGTAATGCCCGTTAAATCAGTCCGCAAAGCTCTAAAACTACGGAGCTTTTCACTCTTGCTTAAATCGTAAGTAACACCGCTGCCATCAGATGTCGCCATAACACCAGACAGACAAAATTCCTCGAGCAAAGGCATACTATTAAGATTCATTTGTCCTGCAGCCTTACGGTAGTAACCAGTAGCAACTCCCTCAGCATTGGGAGCATCAAAGTTGTCATTACCAATCAAAAGACGTGTTAATTTTGGACATTCATTCTAGAAGTTTAATTCCATTAAATATAATTTGCTTAAATCGCCTAAATCGGCGTATTGAGTACCACCGTAAATATAGATTAGAGCTTGCGGCGAATCAGAGGCTGTACGAATTTCATTAATTTTGCCTTGTGGGAACAAAACTTTAACTGCGGTATTCTTTGCTTTCTACGACAGAGCATTCTCAGCTTCGTTATCAAAACCAATAGAAGTATATATTGTTTTTGATGGAGTCAAAGTTAACCAGAATTCAGTATCAAATTCATGCATCTTTTTAGTTCCATTACCATCTATATCCTGATCGGCCCAATAGTCCGACTAAATTAATCCCGCCTCTTCTGCCGTGGGGGATTCAACCCAGTGGTCAGCAGTATTATCATTCTTAGTAGTGCCGCGGTTGGCTTCAGAACGCGCTTTAATAGTGTCATTACCCTCAGCACGCTAAAAAGCTCCGGTATACAACCAACTATCAATAAAATTGATTCTATCGGTTAAAAACTACTAACGCGACAAACTTCTATCGCCCTAAAGGGCATAAAAGTAACTTCCATTATCAACAACTGTCGCTCCTCCTTGGCCCGAGTAACCGCCGCCTGCGGAAGTATTATTGTTGGTAATGGTGATATATTTATAGTATTCATCTAAATTGATTGCTATTAAAGGACGCTAACCTTTCATCGCAAGGAATGGACGTTTTTCTCCTCCACGAGTTCTAGCCCGGCCGCATTCTTCATAATCAGCCAAATACCATTTTTCTATATGCTCTACAGAAGATAAAGGAGGATTTGTCAATGGTGCAAAAGTACCAATACCACTGGTATATCCACGTAACTAACGGTATTTGTTTCTTATATAACTATCTTTATAACAAGTAAAGAAGTTATTCCATAAAACACTCGAATTGGTAGAGAAGTGACCGCCTTCAGTGGCATCTATATCATAAGTAAAAGACGGAATACCTGTATTATTAATACCCAATTGGGTATCAATGTCATAGAAGATAGGATACCAGATATAATCTCCGCCTTCTTTTAATGGTCCCCACGAAGCCATCATGCAGTTTTTACCGCGTGAATCATAACATTCAAAAACTTCTGTCATTACAAAATAAGTAGCGACATAATCAATATCAAAATGTAAAGGAAGCTCTTTCATGAACTTCTCAAGACGACGCTATTTCGTATCATACTCGTAAACTTTTTCACCATAAGTCTCTGGCGACGTAAGTTTTAACTTATCCTGCTCTACTTTGTACTTACTTTCAATCTCTGACCAGTCTGCGGCGGCCTTCGCGGCGGCCACTTCTTCGTCGCTCGGGACGATGTCTGTGCAAGTACTATAAACCCAGGCGCAAGCTTTTTCCCAGTGCCGCATCACATTAACAGCCCATTTAATGGCCGGTTCTTTATTACTAGATGATAATTCAGGGATATTTAAATCTTTAGCCATCTAATCCAATTCAGCGCTCGATTGATTGAGATGATAAACTATATCTAAGTAATCATCATATTTATTATATCTATATTCAAAACTATCTGCTACACGAGGGCCACCACCTGTGCCACGTGCATCAGTAGTAAAACTTAATTCTCTACGTCCCTCAAAATCGCGGAAAGAACAATAAGCGCCTTGGTTATCACTGAATTCCCAGCACTCTGCAACATCGGGAAGCTCTTGGTAATCAAGGAATTTCTAATATTTATCTTTAATAGAAAATCCGTATGCTTCGTCCGAGCCTTTATCAAGAATCATATTATAACGACCAATGTATTTAATAGCGCCGGTATCCGAACGTCTATGGAAAGCCAGTACAGGAAATCCCTAAACCGAAGTGCGATAATCCTATATATTTTCAATCGCGCCAGGTTTGTAAGTAGTCACCATCGTATACCATTTAACTTCGTCTGTACCATTCTTTAATCCTAAATCATTAGATGATTTGGCAAAATCTTCAGGGCCAGATAAAGTCGCTTCTTTGTAATTGCCTTTACTGTTTTTATAATAATACTGAACATCTTCCTGATAGCTACTGGCTTCAGTTATTTCCTGGTTATCGACTTCTTGAATCGCGCCTGCTGCCACATAGTCATCTAAAGGATGCTTTGTATAAGCGTTAGCTACAAGATTCGCAAAACCAACATTATAGCTGCCAGAAGATTCCATGAAGTCAATTTTCATTGTGAATTTTGTCGTACCCACAGTATAGTTATCAAAATAGAACCAATCTAGCTGTTTTTCTTTTCCGGCAAATGGCCCTTCATTCATATACATGTGAACATATTTCTTTTCGCCGTCAGCATCAGCAACCTTAGTTTTAACCTTATAATTTCTACGAGGATAAAATTCAGAAGAAGTACCTTGGACTTTCATTTCTACATTTTCACCATGCCAACTTGGACAATGATGTAAATAGTAGTATTCTACAGCACTCATCCCATACTACTCTTGACACGCCTCATCTGTCAGCCCATCTTTAGCAGCATAATCGCTTAATTTGCCAGTCATATAAGCACGATCAAGAGCCACATTATGGAACTCCATATTTGCTTTTACTACATTAGCCTTGCTATATGGTAACAAGTTAGTCTTTTCATCCAAACCTGTAGTAGTCCAAACAACATAAGGCATAAGCTCATTATCAGGGTGAGTTTTATTATACTCTAACATGGCTTCATAATCAAACTGGTATTCATTTAAATTAGAATTCCATTTAGCCAAATTAGTTTGATCGTAAATATCTATATCCTTTTGGTCAGCCGCAAGATTTAAATCTATATAGTTAATAGGTAGATTGGTATTATAAATACGCATCTTATATAAATTGAAATCACAGCTGTTACTGTTAAATTTGATAGTATTTTGATTAATAGTAAAACTTCCGCCTGTGCCGTCGATAGTATTTCTTACAACACCAGTTAAAATACCATTAACATAAATTGATAATAGTTTATTACTATATGAATAAACCAGTGCAAGATGAATCATCTTATTCTCTACGTAGTTTACATTAACAGTATCAAGCCCCGAAGTAAAGAAAGCATCTTGAGGTCCAACACAAAATCCACGACCAGTAAGTGAAGAAGTTCCATCATAGAAAGAGCAAATAGCAGCATCTGTATTAAT